TCAGATACAAACAAGGGCAATTCAATATTATAAACGGGATTGATAATGTTGGTAAAACTGCTTGGATGTTATGGTATTTTTTATGCCTATCAAACAAACATAATCTAAGGCGGCAGATTTGGAGCGGAGAGAATAAAGCAGGGCAATTAGTGAGGCAGTTAATAGAATTTTATACAGGAGAAAAGGTTGCTGATATGCGAGAGGATAAAATATATCATTATATGCAGCTAATCGGTCAATGGTTTACCTTTATTGATAACTCTAACATCTATAAATCAAAAGACTTATTCAAAATATTTGCAGATTCTGATGCTCATGGATGCCTAATTGATCCTTATACCGGATTGAATAGAGGTTATACTCATGCAGATAATTACGATTTTTTAAATGAATCAAGAGATTTCTGTAACAGAACAGGAATAACATTATACTTAAATACTCATCCAAATACTCCGGGTGCTAATATGACCTTTGGAGAGAGGCATGAACACGCAGGGTATAGAATGCCTCCAGGAAAGCAGCAATCTGAGGGAGGGCAGCCATTCGCTAATAGATGTGATGATTTTATTACATTACATAGATTTACAGATCATCCTCTGTTATGGAAATATACTCAGGTGTTTACTCGAAAGGTAAAAGATACAGAAACAGGAGGGAGGATATCATTTAATGATCAGCCTGTAATGATGGAATACAATAATGGATTAGGCTTTGTCTGTAATGGTGTTAATCCATTAAATAACAAAATACAAGCAGAAAAAACATCAAATATTGAATTTAATAATAACTTTACATTAACCAAAAAAGATGAAAATGATGAAATGCCTTTTTAATCCGATTCCAGGACTAATATTCAGTACAAACAAAGGAAAGTATAAAATAGTCAATAGGTGGCTGCCTGATGATATATTAGATTTTACAAATATTGAAACGGGGGAGGGTAAATCTTGCTCTGTTGAGTATTTCAATCAGATGCAGGAGATTGGAAATATTGAGATTGTTGAATTATAACGCATTGTGTATGGCATCGTTTTAATGTGCTATACACGTTGTTAGCATTAGTACGGTGAATTAACGAATAAAATTAATTGGAATGAATAAAGATAAAAAAGTATTAGATGTTTGTTGTGGACCAAAAAGTATGTGGTTTAATAAACAAGATGAAAGAGCATTGTTTTTAGATAAAAGACAAGAGAAACACATAATAAAAAGAAAGGATGGTTATGATAGAAACATAATAGTTGAACCTGATGAGATAGGTGATTTTACTAATATAAAACAAGACAACAACTCTTTTTATCACATTGTTTTTGATCCTCCACATATACCACAAAAAACTATGACAGGTGCAATATGTAAACAATACGGACATTTAACAGGCGATTGGAAAGAAATGTTAAAACAAGGATTTAAGGAATGTTTTAGAGTGTTAAAACCTAATGGAACTTTGATTTTTAAATGGAATGAATGCAGAATACCTGTAAAAGAAATACTTGCATTAACAGAAGAAAAACCACTTTATGGTCATAAAAGTGGGAAAGCTATGCAAACTCATTGGATTTGCTTTATGAAAACGGAAGATTAGTATTAATGCTAACGCAATAGTAAACCATCGTTTTAATGTGGTTTAAAATATGTTATAAAATATTAACTAAAAATAAATGATTATACAGTTAGAAATAGAGCAAATGATTGCCGAGTTAAAGAGGCATGATAGCGACAAAGCAAAGGATTATATTAATATCCTTAATAGAACGCTCCTGGAGATGAGAGAGCAGAATGAGGCATTAAAAGAGAGCATGGTATTAACATCACAATCTGAGATTGATGGCCTAAACTTATTAAAAGAGAATGCTGTTCTAAAAGAAAGGATTGAGCAGATGAACAAACTAATAAACAGCCTAAATGAAACCGAGTAGAACAGCAAGAAACGCCTATAAATTGGCAGTAATATCAATGATTTTATCAATTATTTCGGTATTAATCAGCATAATATTTTAAATAATGAATAAAGAAATTGCAAAAGAATTACAGAATTATGCTCATGAGGTATGCAATAGGTACTCCAGGACAGATAGAGAGGGTAATTACAACAAAGAATCCTTTAAAATCAGGGAAATAATACCAACATCAGACCATACAGCAACAGTAATAATGCAAAAAAATACAGGTAAATTAGCAGCCTTTTTATTTTACTATATTAACAGAGGTGCGTCTAAAGGTTGGAAATATTTTATTCCTACAGATAGCCATATTACGGGGTTTAGAGCATTTGAGCATTATAAAACCAATGTTGAGAGGCATAATTACAAACATAATTTTTAACTTTGCAACAATTCATAATTTTTTGGTTAAAGTTAGGCAGGAGGTAGAGTGATTTTAATTGCTCTGCCTTTTGTTTTATAGAACTTTTGTAACTTTGTAACGTATTTAACAATTAAATTCTATTAAATGGCTGATAAGAGGGCAAATAATGGAGGGCATAGCACTAAAGCAGTTAGGGTTACAGATAAAAGAACTAATCCAAACAAGAAACTCCTGGAGCAATATATTGAGCAAGATTTTGACTACAATAAGTTATCTAAACTCATGCAAAAACTTTATCAAGATGCATTAGGAGGAGATGTTAAAAGTGCTGCATTATTTTTATCTTATATTTTAGGTAAGCCAAAAGAAACAAAAGATATAGAGTTGAAATTGAACAGGAACTTTCCTGATTGGTTGGATGAGTGCTAATCCTAATTATATCCATTTAAAGAGGAGCATTCCTGAGAATAGGTTTACACTATTGCAAGGTGGTACAAGGTCAGGCAAGACATTCTCAACAATTTACTACATCATTTGGTTATGTGATAATTACAAGGGCTTAGAGATTGACATCGTTAGAGATACTTTTACGGCCTTAAAATCTACAGTTTGGAAAGACTTTAAAGAGGTGTTAGTTGAGCATAATAGTTACTCTCCTTTAAACCACAATAAAACAGATAAAATCTATAATCTAAATGGTAACATTATCAGCTATTATGGTGCTGATGATCCTGGTAAGATACATGGTAGGTCAAGGGATTTTTTATGGTTAAATGAAGCCAATCAGTTAGATGAGGAAACTGTTGATCAGTTGTTTCCACGAACAAGGCATAGGATAATAATGGATTATAACCCTGCACTACCTTTGGAGCATTGGTTGGATAGTTACATCATTGATTATCCTCCAATTATCACTACTTATAATGATAATCCTCATCTTACAGAGGCTCAGATAATGGATATTGAACGCAAAAGGAATAATCCTTATTGGTGGGCTGTTTATGGAGCAGGAGAAAGAGCAAAGCCTGTTGGTGCAATATTCTCTGATTGGGAGGTAGGCGAGTTTGATGATTCTCTGCCTTATATCTATGGAATGGATTTTGGATTTAGCCGAGATCCGGATAGTTTACTCAAAGTTGCTATTGATAAAAAGCGGATGATACTATACTGCAAAGAATATCTATACAGTAATGGCCATTCTACCAACGAATTAATACAGATATTAGAGCGTACTATTGACAGAAAGGATATGATAGTTGCAGATTCTGCTGATCCAAGAACGATTGAGGACATTAGGCAGAAAGGATTTAACATTGCACCGGCAAAAAAAGGAGCAGATAGCATCAGAAACGGCATAAAAAACCTATTAAACTATACTATAATAGTCGATAAAGAGAGCAATAACATGATAAAAGAGTTAACAAATTACTGTTGGCATTCAAAAAGGGCTGAGATTCCTGTTGATGATTGGAATCATTTAATTGATCCTTTGAGATATGCATTCGAGGAATTGGATTATGCAGGTATGTTTTTTGCTTAAAAATATTTAATACTTTTGTAGGATATATCTTAAAATATGGGATTACAACAATGGGTGCAAGGTAAATTAGGGCTAACTGCACAGGATAGGCAATCAATATTCAGACTATTTGGCTCATTCAATGCCAACAAAATAGGGTTATCAGATGAGAAATTCATTGAGGAGGGCTATGAGAAAAACGTTGATGTTTACTCTGTTATAAAAAAGATTGTTGATACATCTAAGGCTGTTAAATGGATAGTTGAGGAGCGTACATCTGAGGGATGGATGGAGTTAAACGATAGCACTATTCATGAGTTAATGGCTAATCCTAATCCAACAAAAGGGTACACATGGGATGATATTGAGGAGCAGATGTTAGTGTATTTATTAGCATCAGGTAACTCTTATATGATATCTGAATCATCATTCAACAATAACATGATAGCTGAGGTTGATATATTACCCTCTCCATTTGTTGCTCCATCATCAAACAATAATTTTTTTATGCCTGATATTAAGTATCTATTTGAGTTAGGCACTAACAAAAGAACGTATCAAAAGGATGAAATTGAGCATATTAAATTCTTTAATCCTGGATATACATCTGTTGATGATTCATTATTAGGCTTATCAATTATCCAAGTAGCAAGGGAGGCTGTTATGGTAGGCAATTCAAGATGGGATGCTCATGCTAATCTATTGCAGAACAGAGGAGCAGTTGGAATGATTACAGATAAATCCAACAGGCCAATGTTACCGGAGGAGGCTGCACAAGTACAACAGGCTTGGAATAGAGATATACAAGGTACTCATAACTCCGGAAAGATTAAGGTAACAAATAAGGATTTGAATTATATCCAAATGGCAATGAGTGCAACAGATTTGCAGTTAGTAGAATCAGATGTAATTACTCTGAGAGCAATGTGTAATGTATTTGGATTAGATAGCAGCCTGTTTAATGATCCTGCTAATAAGACTTTTAACAATAGAAAGGAGGCCGAGAAAGCCTTATACACTAACGCTGTTATTCCTTTATCAGAGAAAATAGCAATGGCTCATACTAATTTCATTGCTCAGAATCATTATCCTAATGGAAATGTAAGGATGAGGCAAGATTTTAGCAATGTTGAGGCACTACAGGCAGATAAAAAAACAGAGGCAGAAAAGGATAAGATAGTTTTAGATGGTGTTAATGTAATAATTGCAATGCCAATAAGCAATGAGGCAAAAGGTATATTACTACATGAAACTTATCCGGAATTATCTGAGGAGTTTATAAATTCTCTAACTAACGAAAATAATAACTAATTTTGTAAATATGTTTCAGACTAAAAATATATCATTAGAAATTAAGGACATTGATACAGCCGGTAGGAGAGTGCAGGTTGCATTATCTAAATTTGGCAATGTTGATAGTGATGGAGATGTGATTACAAGAGGAGCATTCAGCAAATCAATCCAGGAGCGAGGACACGAATCACAATCAAATAGAAAGATTAAGTTTTTAAGGTATCACGATTTTGAACACCAAATAGGGGTTTTCACGAAGTTAGAAGAAACTGCTGATGGTTTACTTGCTTATGGGGATTTAGGGCGTTCTACGAAGGGTAATGATGCTTTTTTGGACTATCAAGATGGTATTATTACAGAACACTCAATAGGATTTCAGACAATTAATGATAAAATAGAGGTTAGAGAGGATGGAACGCAGCTACTTAAAGAGGTTATTCTTTGGGAGGGTTCAGCAGTAACATTCGGATCTAACTCCGAAACACCTGTTTTTAGTGTATCTAAAGGCAATAATACAGAGTATTTAGACAAATTAAATGCTAAAATGAACGGTTTAACCAATGCTTTAAAGAATGGCAAGGGTACAGATGAGCGTTTAGAAGCAATAGAAATGAATTTAAGAGTATGCCAAACTAAATATAATGATGTGATAGATTCACTTATGGTAAAAGAGCCAACGCAAGTTACTCAAGAGCCGAAGCCGAATGGTCATAATGATTTTTATTTGAACTTATTAAAATAATAATTAATTTAAAAAAAACAAAATGAACAAATTTAATTCATTCTTAGAGAGCAAAAGTATCTCTACAGAACAATTCAAAGAAAAAAGTGCAGAAGAAATTGCTGGACTTTACAACGAGTACAACGAAAAGAACGCTACTGAATTAGCTGCTTTAGTTGAAAAAGGTCAAGAAGATAATGTTGAAGCAATCAAATCTTTGAAAGAAGAAATGGCTGAAAACACTAAACTTCAAATGAAGTCTTTAAACGAAACTATTAAACAATACGGTTTACAAATCAAGAAACTTTCTGAACAAGAAAAAGTTGATGGTGTAGGTGTTGTAAATTCAGTTCAAAAAGGATTAGAAGCTAACAGAGAATCTTTATTAAAGATTAAAGGAGATAGAAGTGCAACTTTAAACTTCAAGGCTGCTGGAACAATGTTAATTTCTGCTAACGTAAGTGGTGGTAATGTACCAGTTGAGCAACGTCTTGCAGGAATGGATGCGATTGCTTCAAGAAGAATCAGAATGATGGATGTAGTTACAAGAGGAACTGCTGAATCAAACG